ATAGTAAAGTTTGATACCGTTTCACCTAAAACATATTTCATATCTTCTTCAATGTTTTCGTTCCTATAAAATCATTTACTTTTTTCTTACTTAATAGTACCGCCTTAGAATCGCCGGTACTATAAGCTATATTGCGCATATCGTAAAACGCCTGTATCTCAGACTTTGTATTATCCGATGTAGGGTAATCGGACTGCGCGGTGGCTATACCGCCTATTACATGATGTCCTCCAATAATCATACGACCATGTGTATTATCATGTTTCTTTGCACACTCAGCATTATAAAACTCTTCCGCTACTTTAAAACTGTTAGTCTTTTTAGCTACACTATCATCTACTTCAACAAAATAATTATAAGACGAAGGGTAAGTCAGGGTCTCCGTACTACCATCGCTGTACTTCTTTGTGCGGGTGACACTAGGAGTGGTATTGCGGTAAATACGTATACGATGACCCTGACTACACCTTCTTACAATCATGCTTCTGCTTCTACCTCTTCGGCTTCAGGTTCTAAGACTTTCTTGAGTTCTGCATGACCTTTTTGAAACTTCTCTACAAACACCTTTTCGCACTCAACTAATTGTTGCCTAACGAAAGCATTTGTTCTCAGCTTGTTCTGTATATCACCTACATGGTCTTGGTCTAATGCCACTTTAAATGCAAGTTCTTTTTGTGAATCAGTCATATCATCAATGAAATACTTTTCTCCATCGAGATTCAAGACTGGCGATTGTTTGTCTTTTTTGTTTTGTTTTTTAGACATCAATGTACCTCTTTATTGTTTTATTGTTATGATAATGCAAGACAAATGGAATAAAACTATTGTTCTTGCTAACATTATCTTTTGCTTTTAGTATTTGTAAATTATCTTCATGGTGAAATCCACAAACTAATTTTCCTTGTAGTGGGATTATATGGTCAACATGATATTTCCCCACTCCCAGAGACGACATGATTTTAGCGACTCTAAATTTCCTTCTTATGGTCTTTAAATTAGCATATGAAGGTAAGGCATTTAATTGCATTGCTCTTCTCTTGTGTTTTAATGCGTTTGCTTTCTCTTTATCGTATGTCCTATTTTTTAAAATAAATTCTCTGTTTTCTAAGTAATATTGTTTTGAGTATTCTAATCTTGTTTCTCTATTGCTGTAATAACTTTTTAAACTCTTTTTTATTCTTGCTTCTCTATTCTTTTTATAATCTTCTTTTCCTGTCTCCTGAATGGACTCTTTATTCGCTAAATAATATTCTGCGGATTTTTCAATTATTTTGTCTCTGTTTTCCCGATAGTACGCAGTATGCCTTGCACGTACCTTAGCCTTATTTTTTCTACGGTACTCTCTATCGTATTCAGCTTTTTTTTCTTTAGGACTCATTAGCCTTTCTTATTTTCTTTTTTGTCTTTAGCCACGTTTGACTCCTGTTTAGTTAGTTAATTATTTATTTTCTAATGCTTCCACTTTTGCTGTTAATTCTTGTATTGCTTTCACTAATACTGGTACAAGAACATCTCTTGAAACACCCATTGGAACAATTCTTTCACCAGTTTTCTTACCATCATCATCAAGTATATCCTCTACTGCTCCATCTGTACCCTGTACTGCTGGTTCATACGCCTCTTTTAATTCTTGGGCAACAAAGCCACCAATACACTTATCGCCAGATTTCTTCCATTCAAAATCTCTGACTTTCATTTTTGCTACTGTCTCAAGACCTTTTACTGATGTATCAACAATATTCTTTTTAAGTCTACTATCTGATGGGTCGGTTAGTGCAAATGTTCCAGATGTATTTGATATATGACCAACTTGACCACCATCTCCATCTGATGCGTTTATATAAATCGTAGTGCCACTTGCATCGTCTGCTCCAGCTTGTATGTTGATACCATACCTATTTGCATTATTGCCATCGTTTTTTACATACAATGGATAACCGCTTGTCCCAGCGTGTTCTACATCAATAGCAGCACAATGAACTTTAGCCCCTTTATCCTGTGCCATATAAACAGCATCTACATCAGCATTACCAAGTGTTACTGAGTTGTCTGCTTGTGCAGAACAGTCATAACCGATAGCAGTTTGGTTAGTCGAACTTGTAGCAGACGTATCTGATAAAGCACCAATAAGCGTATTGTTCCCACCAGTTTCAAGATTTATATTATGCCCTCCAGATTGCTTACCGATGCAAACATTATTGTCCCCGGTAGTTAATGCACTCAATGCACTATGCCCCATCGCAGTATTATTTAATGCCCCATCCATAGCGGCATCCATTACATTATGACCGACTCCTACATTGTAATTTGAAGCCACATCTGTCCAACCACCGCCGCCTGAGGCATTACCAATAAAAATATTATTACCAGACCCAGCAGATGTACTCTGACTACCACCATCCTGTGTACCATCCATAGCCTTATAGCCTATGGCGATATTTGCAGACCCAGTTGTATGTTCCATCAAGGCTTGATGTCCTATTGCCATATTCCCCTGCCCTGTGCTTACAGCAGTCCCAGCTTTATATCCTATATAAACTTGAGATGCGTCAGATGCAGAACCCCCAGTTCCAGCTTGAACTGTACCAGCTAAATGTCCAATAGCTACAGTGCCATCATTAGTAGTAGCATTTGCTGTACCTAAAGCACCAGTACCTATTGCGATATTAAAATCACCAACAGTATTAGATTGTAATGCACCAAGGATAGATGCTGAAGAAGAACCTATTGCTACATTATAATCGCCAATTGTAGTAGCTCCTGCTGATTGCGTACCTAATGCAACATTGCTAATTCCTGTAGTTAATCCACTTAAAGCCAAATGACCAACAGCAGTATTATATAATGCCCCATCCATAGCGGCATCCATGACAGAGTTTCCTATGCCTACATTTGAATGAGAAGCATTATTCGCCCAAGTACCTCCGCCAGCATTGTTACCAATGAAAACATTATTAACAGTAAGTGCATCTTGAGTATCATTAATATATGACGCATCAAATGCACCAGAGCCAATCGCTATATTGCTATCACCTAATTGATTTTCGTGACCAGCATTATCTCCAAAAAATGTATTGTAAGTACCTCCGCTTTCAAGGTCATCTCCTGCTAAAGAGCCAAATACAGTATTGCCAGCACCACTTCCATCATTATTCGATAGCGAGATTCGGGAGTTGTCATCAATGACCATACGAGCAGAAAGTGAACAGTTCGCATCTGCAGTTTGGTCAGTTCGTTCATCTATGTAGAAATAAAAAGCTCCATTATATATTTGTAGCATTGCCGCTTCTTCATTAGCAGTAATAAATTGCTCCTGACTTGCACCTCTGTATAAATTATGAGTTAGGTGTGTACCATTACCTGCGGCTGGTGATGTTTGAGCATATAAAGCACCCTCACCTCCAATTTGCAAAGCACTATATGCTGGGCTTGTATCCCAAGATTCTGGGGTTACTCCAATTCCAACATTGCCTGAAGCATCAATGGTCATTGACGCTGAATCACTGGTAGCAAAAATAGTGCTTGTAGCTTCTGAATTCCAGATTGTTGCGTTCTCATTCCCAATAATACCGAATAAAGTTCCATCTCCTGTACCGCTACCAGTAGTTGAATTAGTATATTGTGTATAAGAAGCTCCGCTATCAGAAGCTGAAATCACTTCTGTATATGCAAATCCTCCACCACCTTCTACAGTTAAATCACCTGAAATGGTCAGGTCGCCAGATATTGTACCGCCTGAAGATAATCCAGACTCTGAACTTATAAATGTACCAATCATGTTAAACCTCCACTACTCTAGTTGCACATGCAGCACCTTTGCCTAAGTGATTGAAGTATATTGTATTGCCTATACCTCTAGGTACTGTTATAAATACTAATGTATTCGCTGGAAGATAAAGATCATTATCGGTTTCAACATCTTCTGTTGTACTGGAGAAATTAAAATAAAGCTCTCCAGCAGCTAAGACTCCGATCTGTGCTGCACCAGATACATCTAAGTGCACTGTATTTGCTTCTGCTGTTCCAGCATGAGTGGCTATAGCATTAACGGTCCATTGACCACCTGAGCCGCCTGCGTTTACGCCTTCCTGTACTGTTAGTGAATGTAGTTTTGCCATGTTTGCCTCCTGCCCTAAGGATTGACTATCCGTGAATGAGCTTGTTATTTATATTACATTAAAAAACCATCTGCTGGTTTAATACTGAATCCTGTAGAATCAAAATTCCTGTTACCATACTCTGTGCCCATTTTCTTGCACAGTTCCCAGTAGTTCCTGAAGTATCCAGACTTCTGTAAAGC